TTGTCTTCAAGAATATCTATCTCTTGATTTATTTTAGCTAAAGCAGATGGATTGAGTTTAGGGTCAATTAATATCTTTAAGTCGTTTAGCTCCTGTATTCTTAGCCTCAGACCTGCAATACTCTCCGCAGCAGGTCGTACTGATTCTATTATTGGCTTGGCGAGACCCGCTTTATTTAGCTCATCCCTTTTCTTTATTAGCCTATCTAACTCTTGGTTTATTGGTGCGAGTGCGGCTGCGTCAGCCTGTATAGTTAACTTCTTTCTGTTTAATTCTGATATTTGCTGATTCAAAGCACCAAGTGTGCCTTCCGCAAATTTGCCAAATGTAGTTATGGCTGTTTTGCTTTCCTCAAGACCAGCTATAGTAAAGTTAATTTTAGCTACCTGATCTCCCTTTGCTGATTTAAGCTTTTCTTTAAAATACTTTAACGAGCTTTCTATTTCTGCCAACGTAGCTTTAAACTGCGAGGCATCGCCAGTAATAGGTATTCTTAAAGCTCCATCAGACATTGCTTAGCCGTTTAAAGATTTCTCTATACTCCTCATCATTGATTTGATTCGGTTTGTCATCACCTGGCAGTTCCCACAATGCCTCCGGTGTCTTTGGTGCAGACTTTGGGTCTCCCATTAACCTAACCATTGTAAACATCAGCAGGCGAGTTTGCTTATACGAGTCCACTTTTTTATCCTGATGACCCTTAATCATCAAGCTGAAGTGCCGAGGACTCATATCATAGAACTCTCGTGGAAGTAGCATCAATTCACCGAAGGCGAACGACTCTATTTCTTCCCACGAGAGGTCTTTTTTTTTGGCTCTTCATCCTTAGTTTGAGTCTGCTTTATAAAGTCACTTTCACTCCAAACCTTTATGACCTCCGTCAGCTCTTTCATAAACTCATCGTTATTGAGATTCGCTTCCACAAAGTCAACGACATCCTCAAATGTCATCTCGATTGGAGTCTGCTTTACCAAGCAGTTGTTATAGTATCCGCTATAAATGAGATGAGCTACCCCAATCTCATTCAAATCGCCACCATTAAAACTAATACCATCCACAAATTTGTCGGAAATGTAACGGAAAGAAGCCATTCCAAACTTCAATCCTACCTTCCGATTACCAATAGTAATCTGAATATAATTCATAATATGTCATTAAGCGATAATATCGAGCGCGCCAGAAGACTGGATAGTTCCTGAGAAGTTCATGAACTCAGCAGATGCTTGGTTCAATGTCAAATCAGTAATGTAACCAGAGAACTGATGGTAGTAGTATGCACCTGCACTTGAACCTGCTACAACTGGGTTTTGCACTTGTACTGTTACAAGTGTTTTATTGACCATTGCACTCAACAGCTCCTTGTAAGAAACAGATGGAGTTGGAAGAGATGATGCAATTGTCTCACAGATAGCATCGAAGTCGATGGTCATCTGTGGCTCAGAAGGTGAAGTAAGAACACCGCAGTTTGTTTGATCTGTGGTAGAGTCCATTGTAGTATTAACTGAGGAAGTCCTCAAACACACCAATGGTTTGTAGGAAGAACCGCCTGCGACATCTATGCCGACTTGTTGGGCAGAACCGAGGATTTGTGCCATTTTCTCTTATTTTTGATTTACTAAATTACTGATTGTTATTATCTTTCTTGCTATAAAGTTTTGACCGGACTCCAAAGGCAGATACCTTGATGCTATTCTTGCCGTTGGATAAATTTCGAAATTGGCATCTCCGATGTTCACTACCGCAGGAGATGGGATGAGAATATTCAATATTTGGGAAGCTATATCGTCCACAACCGCATTGTCATACGTCATGTACTGCTCTGCAAATATATCAATAACCACATCAATATTACTCATAAACAAATGGTTATTGTTATTCGCACTCTCGCTGATGTCCCCAATAATCACATAACGCTTCGGAACAGTCTTAAATACCTTATTGCCATAAACAGGTACATTCTTCCCATCATAGGTCAGAAACCCATTTAGCTTGTTAAGATATATTGTCCGTATAGCGTTACTTGTATCAAGCATTTAAATCCTTTTGTATTTTTTCGAATACCCTTGGCATAACACTATTGTATGAAGGATATAAGTAAGCAGCCTCTTTAATCGTACCTTTTCTGTTCTTTATGTAGTCGCTTGCTATCAGAACCCACTCCTGCTCAATACTTGGAAGATATGCTTGGGCAGAAGGCCCTGTACCAAACTCGTAGTAAGCGGAATAAGGGTTGTTCGCCTCAAGGCTATACGCAAACTGACCTGTACGCTGAACACTTATCGTAGAACCAATAGACTCACCTCTAAAGTCATTAGGAGCTTCTGCCTTGGCTTTTGTGACCACTTCTTCAAGTCCACGAAGTATTTCATCGTCCACTTGTTGCAGTAGCTTATTTGCGTCCTTATTGAGCTTAGAGATGACTGACGATATGTTGATTCCGTATGCCATTATATCACAACTTTTTTATACTGAGGATAGTTCAATCCTTCCCAGTTCGGATATTGCTTCACGAGGTCTTGCTTTGCACTACCTTGGAAGTTCTTACCCCTATTCTCATATGCCCAAGCTACAAGCGTATAGATGTCGTTAGCCAAATCTTCCGGTATCACACTATACCCACTTGAGTAGTCTATTTTAAATAAGCCTTGGTTGTATAGCCACACCTTATCACCTATCACCTCGTAGTCTGTATTCTCTACAAGCGTTTCATAATCATTTATCCCATCCTTTCTCTTCACAACAGGGTCGCACCACATTGGGCCGTAAGGAGGGTCAAATACCCAAATAGCACTATTGATGCCTGTTGTCTCAATAATGGCACTATACGTCTGACTCGTCAATGCTATGCCTGTCAGCTTCTCTATATGCTTTCTCGCTGAGTCGATAAGGTTATCAATCAGCGTATCGTCATCATTATACTCAATCCGCATCCAGTTCTTAGCCTCTGTGCGACTGATTGGATCAATCCCAGAGTCACTTAGCTTCGTCAGGGTATGTATATATATCGCCATAGTTAATTCTTGTGTCCTTGTACTTTTTCTTTGAACCAGGTGTGGAACTCCGAGAGTTTTTTCTCTGGGTCATGCTCCCTGCTTCTTTCTTTTGCTTTGCGTGATGCCCATGCGTACACTTTGGCATCATCAAGCCTCGTAATCTCTGATACCCAACTTTCAATATCATTCCTATCCTTAATATAAATTCCTGCTTTCCCACAGTTTTCTTTTAATCCATCTGCTTCAGTACAGATGACCGGTATCCCACTACACATCGCCTCTGTTGCCACCATCCCCCACGACTCATAAGCACTCGGCATTATGACTATCCTTGTCTGTCCGTACCACTCTTTTATGTTAGTGGTATTAGAAACGTATCTCACATTTGGCAGATTGTAGGTTATTTGCTCGTCATACGAACCAAGAACGCCCAAAAATGACTTATTTGGCATCGCCCTTGCTATCTCACCTAAAATCTTGCCTCCTTTGTTCTCATTCACATTTATGAGTGTTATATACTCATTCTCACTTGTCTTTATATCCAAATCAAATTTGCGATAATCAACAGGTGGTGTCAATGTGAAATTAGGAAATTTATAGTCTAATTTTTGCTTTACCCAATCAGAGTTGTAAACCATGTATTGAGTCCAATCACAATTTGCTATCTCAGGATAAGTATGTGAGTTATGTATCAGATGGAAGACTGGCTTCCTATACATCCTTCCCATGCTTATCGACCAATGCGTGTAGTCAAGATGGGTAAATACTGCATCTGCCCACCTAAATAAGTTTTGTATGACATTCTCGTTAGGAGGAAAGACATCAATGCCGTCATAAACATACGTTGATGTTATCCTATGCTTATTAGCTTGATGTAGCAAAACCCTAACCTCATGACCATGGTTCTGTAAATACTTAAATATTCCGTGAGCCATCATCTCTCCTCCGCAGTTGTGCTTTGGTGGGTAGAGATGGATAGATGCTAATATTCTCATGTCAATAATTTATGTAAACACCATAGTGTTCATTCTTGAACAGGTTATGCATCATCGGGTATCTCTCCAGAAATATTTTATGGGTCAGATCGTCTTGCCTGTGAATCTCATACTCATTACCACCTACTGCGCCCTGTGGCATCATGTAAGGGATAGCGACCATCATTTTCTTATCAAGCGCATGAATCCTTGTAGTTAGCTTTTTAGCCTCAAAGAATGTCATGTGTTCGATAATATCACCCATTATAATGTAATCGTAAGCATGAACGTTCACATCAAGCGCATCCCTGCAAAATATATTGTTATATATCTTCTCAAGTTCAAACTTCTTTATGTAAGGTTCATAAACCTCAACTCCATCAATATATTCAAAGAACCCTTTTAGCAATGTGCCATAAGTACCACACCCTGCTCCAATGTCCAATATCGAAATATGAGATTCGAAATTCCTCGTCATGTGTTCAAGGAACTCTCTCTTAAAATAGTCGTAGCTATACGGCATACAATAAAAGTAGGGGAGGATATTTCACCTCCCCTTATAGTTATGGGTTAGATATTACCATAAACAGCAGCAGTAGGTTGGAACTGGAGCAAATCTGCTCTTGCTTCGACCCTGAAAGTAATGAGGTTCTTGATGAAGTCATCAGCCACATTTTCAGAAGAACGAACAGTCAAACCAGAAGACTGAGCAATGCGGTACTTAGTTGTATCCATCACATAAGCCTTACCAGAGGTAACTTGGCTGTGAGGAATTACAGGGATACCCATGATGCGAACATTACCGGCAGGATCGATAGTCAGACCACCAGGGACTGAGTAGGAACCATTTGTAGGCAATGTCTTCAGAACGTTAGTCCAACCTGCATAAGTAGTCAGGATGAGATTAGCATTCCAGTTAGCAGCACCAAGTTGGGCTACATAGTCAATGAACTTCTCAGCAGTTACAGAAGCAGATGTTACACCCGCAGTAGCAGCAGAAGCGATGTCATTGAGGTAGTAAACGTTCTCTTGTCTTTGGAAATCCTCAATCAGAGAAGACTGAAGATAAGACTGCATGAACGGAAGGTCTTCGAGCATCTGACGAGAAATCTTAACGTATCCTGCAATATATTTCAGAGATACAGTTATCATGCTTACGTCATAATCGAGTTGTGCTTTAGCATCACCTTCAGTTTGCTTAGCAACAGAACCTTCGCCAACAGGAGTGTTTCCGCGTGGAAACTGAACAGTGCCAGTTGATACAGGAACGATACCAAACACAGAGCGCAGATGTGGATTCACATAAGAGCGCATGAATGGGTTGTCCTGATAAGAAGTGTAAGGGCTACCTGTGAGGTTAGTGCTTTCAAGCATAGTGCCTACAGCTTTCAGCTCAAGTTGAGCAGTAAAAGGAGCAGCACTTGGACTTACAGCAAGCTCTCTGATTTCTTTGTAACCTTTGGTTACTACATCAGCGATAGCCTCTTTGATTTCGTTGATATGCTCAGAATAGCTGTTAGCTACTTTACGCTCAGCCTTTGCATTCAGCTTACCGAAGGCAGCCTTTTGCTCCAACACGAGGTTACGAGCCTCTTCAACAGTTTGGTTTTGCTTGAGCATTTGCTCATTGATTTGCTCAACCTTTGATTCGAATTGCTTGGCAGCCTTCTCAACTTCAGCAGCCACAGCAGCTTTCTGCTCGCTTAATTTTGATTCCAGAGCAGATTGGAATTCTTTCAGATTTTCCATCTTTGTTTTTGTTTAAAAGTTTCCTAAAATAGATATAAGTGACATCTCAAGCTGCTTTCCGTCACCCTTCTGCTGCTCTGGTTCTTCAACAGATACCTTAGTGCTTAGTGCTTCCACCGCTTGCGCTAATTGCCTAACTTTTATAATACACAAATCTATAGTCTCATCAGTAGCATCTGAATGCCTGATAAACTTCTCAAATCTACGAATTTCTTCTTTCAGCTCTTCAACCTCATACACCGACTTAAATCCTAACATAGGTGTATCTTCGTTCGCACCCCAAGCCGTCAATGAAGACCCTTCGAACAGCTTTACATCGTGAATTTCATTACCGCTGTTAGTTTTTTGCTCCCTGATGGTAGTGAAGCCGATGGAATGCTCTGTAATCAGACCTCCTTCCACCATCTTGATAAAGTCTGATCCATAACTTGTCTCCACAAGCTTACTCTCATAATACAACCCCTTGCTATCTTCCTTCAGCAGGATTGGCTTGCCGAGTGGCAGATTCGGATTGTGATTCTGAAGATGCTTGATCCTGTTCTTACCATCTGGCCCCCAGTCTTGGATGGAACGCTTGAACGCTCCTGGCATCATTATATCTCCATCGGAGTCGAGGTTGCCAAATGTGGAAAAATAGCCAGTAACTATTCTGCTTTTCTTATCAATATCTTTGACTTCAAGGTCAAAATTCTTGCATTTGTATAATTGATAGTCTCCCATATTCTTTTGATTATCGATTTGATCAAGTTTTCTTATTGCCCAATTTATCCCTGCATCACCACCCCAAGCGTCCCACATTATCCCTCCGCATCCTTCAGAATACGGAACGTCTTTGTTTTGCTGATGCCTTTTAAATGATGCCATCCTTGCGATGGTGTCTCTACTTATTTTCTCTCTATTCGCCAACTGATTCGCTCTCGTCCAACCGACAGGAGTTCCACAGTCGCTACCATTCTCTTCTTTATACTTCAACGCCCTTTTAGCGTTATTGCTTGCAGCCTCTGGGTAGTCGTTGTATGTTTCTGCCTTCTCCTTCATCTCATCATCCTCCTGTGCAAGATAAGCCTCATAGGCTCTCTCAGCAGACTCTCTTGA